TTATTGGCTGGAGCATTACAAGTGCCTCCAGAATTCCTTTATTCCTACAAATTTACGCCATAGCGTCCAACATATTGGACATTTACCATCAAAACCTTAAAAATTCCAATTAAAGGTATATAATTAAGAAAAACAAACAAATGATAAACAATTATAAAGAATTTCTAAAGTTAATCATTTGAATAAAAAACTGTGTTATACTATCCCTAGTTGATGAGATATACAGAGAGCCATTCGGGACGAGAAGCTCAATTTATAACCCTAAGACAAGGGATTGATTAAAAAAGGAGGAGCGATACATATGTCAGAATGGTATATACAGCAGATCGTAAAGAAACTCGCTACGATCAAAGATGAAGAGTTTCTGAAAAGAATGTACATCATCATCAATAATCACAACGAAAAGGAAGATTAGTCTTCCTTTTTTCTTTTTGCAATTCTTTCTGCAACTGTATAAATGTAATCACAAATAACCTCTTTTCTGTTATCATCAAGTTCATTAAATGACGCAACCATGTCAAAAATCAAATCATGAAAAGGAATGGGCATATCTGATAATAGAGAAACTTTGTCTTTGGCAGAAAGGAACATTTCGCCTTTTCCATACCGAAGCCATATTTCATTAACGTTGTAAGTTTTACATATTAAAGAAATTACAGCGCCTATAGGTTGATTTCGACCGACTTCATAATTAGCAACAGCGCCACGTTTTATGCTTAATTTATCAGCAAATTCTTGCTGTGTTAAATCTAAAGACATTCTAAGAAATTTAATACGATCATGCATGTTATTTTCTGATTTTACAAAAGGATAATTGCTATATTCGATTTCACCGCATAACCATTCTTGACGAACATTATATTCTCGACAAATTGCTAAAATCATTTGTTTTGTGAGATTACGAGTTCCTTTTTCTAACCTACTGATAGATGCACCAGTTACACCAAGAGGCTTTCCAAAGTCTTCTTGACTTAATTTTAATAATTTTCGCAAATGGCGCAAACGAGTATTCATAAGTACCTACCTCCGATTGGATGGATAAAAATTATTCTTTGCTTTTGATGATTATTTTAGCTATTTCTTCGAAAATTGGATATAAAATTCCTTTTTGTTCATCATCAAGTTGATTTAAAAAAGTCATAATATCTAAAAGCATATTATTGAATTTTGAGGAACTGTTATCACAGGAGATATCTCTAAAATTGAATGTTTTATTTTGAGAAAACATTTCTCCTTTTCCAAATCTGAGCCAATTTTCATTTACATTAAATTCTATACATATTGAGTGTATAACAGCATTGGAAGGATTACGCAATGATAATTCATAATTTCCAATAGTGTTTGCTTTAACGCCAATACGATCACCAAAGTCATTTTGAGTTAAATTTAACGATTTTCGAAGTGTTTTAATACGCGAACCAATTTGTGGAGATGAAAACATTTTTCCCTTACCGCTTTTTAACCATTCTTCATTTACGCTAAATTCACGACAAATTAATGATATAACAGCAGTGCTTGGTGCATTGACTCCTGTTTCATATTTGGCTATTGTGTTACGCTTACTTCCAATTCTATCCGCAAATTCTTGCTGAGTTAACTTTAAATATTTTCGAAGCTCTTTAATGTGTAAACCGATTTGCGGGGATGAAAACATTTCACCTTTACCAGATCGGAGCCATTCTTCGTTAACGTTGAATTCCTTACAAATTAGAAGTATAACTGAGTCCAGAGGAATGCGATTTCCAGTTTCATAACCAGTAATAGTAGATTGTTTAAGACCAACTCTTTTACCAAATGCAGTTTGACTCATGTTTAATGCTTTGCGTAATTTCCGCAATCGTTCGTTCATTAATTCGCTCCTTTTTAATGTTTACATATTGCCATGGCTAATCATTATCTTTTTCTCTTTTTTTAGCTCTTTCTTCAATAGCGTTACAGAAAACTTTTTTTCCATTGTCATCTAATTTATCAAATGCTTGCATTATATCCAAAATAAGATCGTAAAAAGGATTAGAGTCTTCTAATAAACGAGAAACAATTTCTGCAACTTCATCTTCGATAGGAAGAAACATATCACCTTTACCAGATCGGAGCCATTCGTCATTGACATTAAACTCACGACAAATTGATTTAAGCATGCGATCAGTGAGACAATTTTCTCCTCTTTCAATTTTTGAGATAGCAGTTTTTCTAACACTTAATTTCTTCCCAAAAATTTCTTGCGAAAGTGATAACTCTTTTCTTAATATACGAACTCGTTCACCTTGTGTCATATAATTCACCTCCTTCTAAACACACAATAGCACGAAAAAAAAAGAAAATCAATAAAAAGATACACTTAAGGGACAAAAAGTATTGACAAAAACCACTCAAGATATTATTATGAAACTGTAAGGGACAAGAAAAATGATATACAGAAACAAGTAAACAGGCAGCAGATGGATGGATACTCCGTCCGAAACTGTATAAACCACGTACAGTATAAAGAAAAATCCTCAAATACGTTAGGACAACGTATCCTCCCCTTGATAAAAGAAATAAAAAAAGACGATCGGGCGGAGTATCAATCTATCTGCACAAGGAACAGAAAGAAGGTGAGGACATATAGAAAAAACATATAACGATGATGAATCAGAAAAAGATATAGAAAGATTTGTAGAGGAGTTCATTAATGAAAAAGAAAATCCAAAAGATGAGTTTGAGATTATTTTGAATGGAACAACTGGGAAAGAAATGAGATGGGCGATCTACTCTATACTTGCTAAACAAAAACAAAAGCAGGAATATCAGTCGCAAAGAATATCATCCCTGCAAAGGGTTGTTATACTGCAGGGAATGGCTGTGATTGTATTGGGTCTTAGTATCATTATTTTTAAACAATGTCTACTATGACAGATGCTATTGCAACAAAATGAAAGGCAAGAATATGAAGATATATGTAGAAATATTGCTAACCTGTATTTTTCTTGGAGCAATATATGGTTGGAAAGCAGGAGTGTTTTTTGGAATTTTTTATTTAGTAATCCTTATAGAATGATTCTGTTCTTTTAAGTATTTAATGAAAGAGGTGAGAAAGATAGAAGCAGAAAAAATTGAAATAGATGGTGAGCAGATAGCAAAACAATTGAAATTTCCAGATAGGAAACCTTGTAGAAGAAATAGAGATGATAAACCTACCATTTCAACAAATAAATTACATAAACTTGTTCTTGATAATGGAATAAAACTTGATGAAAAAGAAATAAAGGGCGTCAGGTCTTATTCTATCAAACAAGATGAGGATGAAATGATAGCAAAACTGACGCTCTTTATGGATGTGAGAATTATATAAGAGAAAGAAGGTGATTGACATGAAATCAATTTTAAAGGAATTGATTTCAATAAAAAGAGAACTCCAAGCGATTAGAAAACTAATGGAGTCCTCTTTAAAGATTGACATTAATGGTCATGAGGTTGCTGAAGCTGCTCAGAAAGCCATTCATGATAAACTTCAAGTAATCTCAGATTGATACCAAAATTTACACCAGATACAAATCCAGTAAATTTTTTAACATCTTCTGGATTTGCAAGATTGCCAGAAAATGTTGGAGTATCATTTTCAGTTAGACCAATTATGTAGTCTTTATCTTCTTGAGTTAAAGATTTTTTAAATTCTTTAAAATTTGGCAAGTTCATAAATTAATCTCCTTTCTTAAAACTTGGACATGACAGTGTCCTGTGAATTAAGTATATGAGAGATATGGAAGAAAGACAAGTAAATAAAACAGATGGCCCGGTCCTCTGTCCGATAAAAGGATTAAAAAGAAAACACCCCGACAAAGTATTTCTTGTTATGAAATTCCTCTCTTAAGACAGATAACATTCACGATCGGGCAGAGAATCGAGCCATCTGGACCAACAAAAGAAAGAAGGTGAGTAAGATGACAGAAAAGGACAAAGCGTTATATGAAAAGACAGTCAAAGATCTTGAAAAATTAGATTACCAGTCTCTGGTGATTCTACAGGCAAGTATTAAGATGTTGGCTGCACGTCAGAAAATGGATGAAAACAAACCAACAACAGCAGCATAAAAGACAAGCGGGCAGAAATAAATTAAAGAGAAGGGAGATGAGATCATGGAAGAATACAAAGTAAGAAGATTCGTGAATGATAAAGAGGTCAGAGAACTTACACCAGAGCAGAAAAAAATGATGGCAGTGACAGTGATCAGAGCCATTGGAGCCAAAGAGAAAAAAACAGCCCGGTGAAATTCCGGGCAGGGAGGACAAGCAATGTAAAGAAAGAGGGTATCGGTATGTATACAGGAATCGTACTGATGATGTACATGACATGCAGTGCAATCATCATAGGAATTTTTGGGAAAACCAAAATAGGGAAATACCTAATGAATTATATGCTTGACAAATTGACTTTATAAAAGGAGAGAAGAGAAATGAAAAAAGAAAATAAAAAAAGTGCCATGGAATCGGCAAATACCACGACACAATATAAAAATAACTCAAACACATTATATCACAAAGACAGGAAAAATGATCCTGATTAAAGATGGACTTATTTGTAATTCAGAGAATCAAGTTCAGATACTGGATTATCCAGAAGGAACAATCAGTGAGCAGATGGAAAAGCTTCGAGAAATAATTGGAGAAGAATGTGATCTAGTAGAAAGAGTCTGGCCAGTTAGATTATATGAATTAATCGGAATATATACAGATTGTTGCAAAAGTAACGGAAGAGAAGTGAATGGAAGAGCGAGTATGTTAGTGGATGAAGAGTATTTATTTCATCCAACGGCAGAAGTGAATTCTTTAGCTTGTTTACTGTATGAAACAGATAAGCATAGACACATGATCAAGGGAAATGCGCTGATCATAGGAGAAGTAGAAGGAAAAGATGGCATAGAATTTTGTGGAATCACAGAATCAGAAGCAGAAAATTTATATAACATACTGCAAAGTCTTAGAACCGCAATGTTATGGGCAGACAAAATAAAGGAGATCGCTAAAGATGATTGATGAAAAGATAATTTTAAAAAAGATTGATGAACGAATCGGTATTCAAAATAGACATATTGAAAGAATCATTCAGGAATCTAACAACCAGGCAGCACTTGCGTTGCTTGAAAGAGAAATCGCAACATATCTGTATGTAAAGAAGTTAATAAAAGAAACAAGAGAAAATGAAGCAGAGCATATGTTCAATTTGGACAAGAAGGTAATGGAAGCAACCCTTTATATGTTATGTAATCAAAACAAAGAAGGAAAACAGAGAATTGTAGAAGTTTGTAATGAAATTGCAAATGATATGTTAGATAGAGTGACACCAATGACAAATCGTACAGCACCTTACATGATAGCAGCATTAAACTTTCTGGCAGATAAATTAGAAAATCAATTAGATGATACAGGTAAGAAAGTTTTATGTTTTGCATCTAAAGTTATGAGTTCGTTTGAGATGGACATGAAAGAGGAAGATTTAAATGAGATTAACAATGAAGAATCACAAAAGTAGTACATACAGAGCATCAATGATTAAGCAGGATAATAATTGTTTAGTTGGGGATGTAGTAAATAAACTTGGTAGATATGAAGATATCTGCGAAGATCCGGAAGAACTTGAGAAAATGATAAATGAGCATAAAAAAAGAACCCACCCGACCAAAAGTAGATTCTAAATGCAACAAATTGCACATTTATATTATATCAAGTTCTCCATATAAAAGCAAGAAGAATAGCGGTTGAAATACCGCTGTTTAGACTTGCTAAAGGTATTAAGTTTGGAACACAGGAGAATAGAAATGGGCTATGTAGAAAAGACAGTAAGAGCAGGGAGAACAATAGAGACGCTAAGGTATTACTGTCATAGAGTACATCCAAAAGGATGCAAAAGACAGAAGAAGCAAAAAAAGACAAAAGAGTCTCAACATAAGATTAATGTAAGAAATGCAACAGATAAACTAAGATGGCTGTTGAATGAGAATTTTAAAGGCGGAGATATGCATATTTGTTTATCATATGCAGGCACGAAACCAGATTATGACCAGATGAAAGATGATAAGAAAAAGTTCTTAAGAAAGCTTCGAACAGAATTTAGGAAACAGGGGAAAGAATTAAAGTTTGTTCATGTTTTTGAAATTGGAAAAAGAGGAGCAAGGCATCATCATCTGGTGATCAATTCAATAGATAGCCTCACATTAAGAGAATGTTGGCCACACGGAGCTGTGTATGTGAGCTTATTGGACAATACGGGTCAGTATGGAAAACTAGCCTCCTATCTGATCAAAGAAGTAACTGAAAAAGGTCAAAAATTACCAAGAAGATACTCAATATCAAAGAATTTGCGAATCCCAATACCGAAAAGAAGAGTGATCCTGGAAAGAAAGTTTTTCAAGAGAGAACCAAAGGCAAAAAAAGGATATTACATTGATCAGCAAAGTATATATTCTGGATTCACAGAAGATGGATATCAATTTTTGAGATATATACAGGTAAAGATACGAAATGGGTGGAAAAAAGAATGAAACAAATAGACATTTACATATATGCTCTGTCACACAGCAGAGGAAAAGGGCCAGCGGTGTTTAAAGCAGTGTTGGAGTTTATAAAAGCAGATGGAAAACCATATACGTTAAATGTAACTGGTGGAGATAAGGAAACTACGATCAACAGAATCACGATTAAGGCAGCAGTAACAGCACTAAGAAGAATAAAACTCAATCAACCTTATGAAATAAGAATTCATGCGGATTGCGACTACTTTGAACGTATGTTAAAAGCAGCAAGAGTATATGCCGAACATGACTGGAAAACAAAAGCCGGGAAAGAGATCGCTAACGCGGATCTGTGGAAAGAAGTTTATATATTCAAGAAGACAAATCATGTAACAGCTGATAGTGATCTGTTAGAGCGTTATGAATGTAAAGATAAACTGGAGGATAAATTAAAGCTATGGAAATATATGAGTTAGAAGCGTTTTTGGGTGAAATCAAAGATGATGAAAAAGTTGGGATTATGGAGAAGCATCACATTGTATTCAGAAGCCAGGGTGGATGTGATTTTTATTATAACATTATTGAACTTCCAACAGGTCTACATAAAGGGCGGAGAGGTCCGCATATGTGCAGAGAAACCGATGTATTTCTGAAAAGAGGTGTCCAGAAAGCATTATTTGATGAATTAGGCACAGAAAGAAAGACTGCGGAAGAAATCGTGCACTTGTGCTGTCCGATGAATCGAAGAAGCGAGAAGAAATTATATAAACGTCTGGAAAGTGCAAAAAACTATGGTGGCAAATACGAGCCAGAGGATGCAGTACGTGCGATCATGGGCGGTAAATTGTATTAGGAGGTGTGATTATGTTTGACATATATGGAGAGATGGAGACAGCAGAAGAGATCAACGATGTGGCCAGAAGCCTAAAGGAAGAAGGAGAAAGGGAAAATCTGGACAAGTTATGTGCTGAAAACGGCATAGATGCTGAATTAGCGCAGATGTTTTGGGATGGAGAGATTGATTTTGTCACTGATCAGCTAATGGCAGCAGTCGGAAAGCTAGACATGGAAGTAAGAAAGGAAAAGGGACAGAATGGATATTTAGAATCCATTGCCAATTTCTTAAAAGTTGAAGCAGAGAAAGATCAAGATTTAGCGATTGCCATCCGAAAAAAAGGAAAGAAGTTAACAGATGCATACAAGGCAGCAGAGAATGAAGCAAGAAAGATGAAAAAATCTGGAAGCAATTGCGTAGCTATGAGAGATAAAGACGTGTTTGAGATTGTTGGAAGATATTACAAAGAAGGTGCAAGAGCATGAAAAAGAAAACAATAGAAAAGATACCGTTCTTCGGAAAGAAAAAGATTCATAGATTAGGCGACTGCTTCATAATCGATGGGAAATGGATTGACGGAAAGACAAATAATATCAATGCAAGAATCTGCTTAAGGGAAAATGAATACGCAAATTACATTGAAGGTGTTGGGTGGAATACAAAATGTTTAGAAAGCTGGTGGAAGTACAGTGATGATCAATTTAAAGTAGAATTGGAATTGAGTAAGAAAGAGAAAAAGGAGTTATCTGATTTTTATAAACAAAACAGAAAGAATGATTGGAGATGGAAAGAAACAGAACCAAACAAACAGATCAACGAAATTGAAGAAAGGATCAATAGTGAAAAATCAGAAAAGCGTCATGAAAAACGAATGCAGAAGATCAAAGAGAAATCGGAAGAAATCAGACCGATTACAAAAGGCTTAAGGCAATGGGCAGAAAAGCAAATGGAATCTTATCTGTTTTACAAGGAATCAACAGGATTCTGTGGAAAGTGTGGACAAAAGGTAAAACTAGACCGCAGGAAACAAAAGATAGCACACAACAAAAGAGGAACTTGCCCAAGCTGCAGAAAGAGGATCATATATAAGGCAGCAGGACTACAATCGTATATTGAAGATTCTATCAAAGTGGTAAGATTCCAAAAAACAAACATCGGAATCGCCGCAATAGAAAGCTTGGTAGAGAAAAAGTCGTTTGCAGAAAATAAAGAAAGTGTAAGAATAGCAGATCGTTTTATTTGGTTCATAGAAGAAAATTACAAGTTATTTAATGGACTTGCAGAAGACCCAAGAGAAGAAGCCTACTGGTATGATACAGGAGCAATGAATGTAGGAAAGGCAAGGATCTATCCAAAGAATTTGAAACAAATAATCAAGGATACATACCTAGAACATAGCGGCATCGATGTCGTTGCATCCTGGAAGGGCAAACAGGAACAGTATGAAATGATCATTGAAAATTATATGCAGCACCCACAGTTAGAACTTGTAATTAAAGCAAACATGCGGAAACTGACAAGACAATTATGGAGCTATGACAGATTTTTAAATGTGGGCACAAAGCTTAACGAAGTTTTAGGACTTACGAAAGCAAATATGAGAAAAGCAAGAGATTATGATCTTGGAAGAGACGAGATTAGAGTGTTACGAAATGATCCAGATGGAAAACTGACAGACGATGAAATTATCGCATTATCCAATGCAGGGCATCATCTAATAGCATTGAGAACGTTCACAACGATTAAGAAAATAGCAACCTACACACGCAAGGGACACGATGCAGGGATATGGCTGGATTATTTGAAAATGGCACAAGACTTAGGCTATAACATGAAGGATAAAGCTGTACTGTTTCCGAGAAAATTAAAAGACAGGCATGATGATCTGACAAAGATCATGAAGATTCAAGGAGACAATATAAGAGAAAAGAAATATCAGCAAAGAATCCAAGAACTGAAAGCATTGTACAGCTATGAGACGAGCAAATATAAAATCATAGTTCCGATGTCTCTAAAAGAGATCGCGGAAGAAGGACGAAACTTACACCATTGCGTAGGAACTTACACAGAAAAAGTAGCTGAAGGAGAAACAGACATTCTGTTTATCAGGAAACAGGGAGAAGAAGATACTAGTTACTACACAATGGAAGTTAGAAACTTAGAAATTATACAGTATCGTGGAGCATACAATAATCTACACAATAATCCAGTACCGAAAGAAATAGATCAGTTTGTGAGACAATTTCACAACGCATTGATTAAGAGAGTAAGAAAGGCAGCGTAATGGAAGAATATCATCAGATCACACTAAACGAATATATCAGTATCAAAGAGGACATCAAAAGAAGACTTAACCACCTGGCAGAGAGCTTTGTAGCGATCGGCTATAGATTAAAGCAGATCAGAGACACAGAAGCATACAGACAGGATGGATACAATACAATCTATGAATTTGCAGAAAAAGAACTTGGATTAACAAAATCTCCAACAAGCCGATTCATGGCGATCAACGATAAATACAGCATTGGTGGGAATAGTCTGGAATTAAGAGAAGAGTTCATTGGTTTAGGGAAAAGCCGACTATCTGAAATGCTAACGATGGATCCAGAAGATTATGTATTGATCACAAATCAGACAAGTATAAAAGACATTCGAGAGATTAAGCGAATGGAAAAGGCAGCAGAAGACAATGAAGTTCTAACAAAGTTTCAAGAGGTCCTAAGAAAAGAGTATGCATCGCCAGACAGAAGAAAAGAGCTGATTGAGATTGCTAACGCAAAGTGCATTGACGATATCAAGGCAGCAGTCATTCCTGAAGGATATCGGTTAATGAAAAAAGGAGTCTTGGTGATCAAGTTCGAAGATGAAAAGATTACAGTTCGAACGATGGGAGTATCCGGAGTGCAGGAGCTAACTTGGAGCGAAATCTTAAATGAATATGATCAGGCATTTGATTTAGGGGCTGCTGATCCATGGAAAGCTACATACGGAGAGATAGAGGAAGAAGTTAAACCAGAACCAAAAAAAGTAGAGAAAAAGCCGACGAAAGCAGAATCTAAGCCAGTTGCGACATCGCAACAAGAAGAACAAGTTGTTGGCCAAACAAGCATTGAAAAAGATTTTCCAGAATATCTTCCAGAAGATTTGAAAGTTGAAATTGAGCAGACAAATAAGGTAGAAGTACCGGAAACAGTTATGGATGATCGCAGACATAAATTGAAATTAGCAAAAATGTTCTTTGAAGATGTAAGATTGGGAAGAAAATCGTTCGAATTAAGGAAAAATGATAGAGATTATCAAATTGGAGATATCTTAGAACTTAGAGAAATGGACAATGGAGAACCGACAGGAAGAGTGATTGAAAAGGAGATCACCTATATTCTGGAAGGATTCGCAGGATTAAAAGAAGATTATTGCATATTAGCATTAGCTGATATATAAGCGTGAAAGGAGAGAAAGACATAGAAGAATTAACAAAGATAAGAAATGTTACCAAATAACGTGCACAATCAGCAATGCTGATTTTATATACCACAAGTAACTATTAAAACGCATAAGAAACAAAGATCTATTAGCCTACTGCCGAAAAGGCAGCAGGCGGAAAGGAGAACAGACAGCTTAGTTCCCTGCCTGATTAAGATTCTTTAGTAACTATTAACAAGTAAAACGATCACAAACATATTTTTTCAGATTCTTTTAAATGTAAATTTTTTTAACGATACTAGATTTAGTTTTTACAATTATTTTTCAAATCACAAAACCCAAAAAAGAATCACAATGAATTATACGATCAGGCAAAAAGAAACAGAACAATGATCACGGATAATGCATTGGATCAGGTAGAGAACTAAGCTGTCTGAAACAAAAATATGCAGTATACAGAAGATTTTAAAAGAGGAATTGTAAGAGCTCTTATAGCATCAGGAATGTCACGAAAAGAGTTTGCAGATAAAGCAGAAATTGGTGTTGGAACATTAAAAAGATGGGTAGCACAGTACAAAGATGAAGAAGTACCTAAAGTAGACCGTAAAAAATACAGTGAGGAATACAAAAAAAGTATCGTAAAAAATATGATCTATGACGGAATTACCTGTGAGTCGATGGCAAGAGAAACAGGAATCAGCCGACAGTTGATAGAATACTGGGATAGTAAATATCGATATGATGTGATCGATGAAGTTGAAAGAGAAACTTTGCAGAGGAAAAAGAAAAAAGTTAAGAAAGCAACATCATGGCATCGGTACGGATCAAGTGCTGGAAGATACGAATAGGAGAAAGAAAATAATGGGAACGATTAGAGACAGAGTAGGAAAGATTCACATGTACACTCACGGAGTAAGCTTCGGAATTCCAGAGTATCTCGCAGAAAAAGGACTAGATGTAAATATAGAATATGTTGGAGATGGAATGAAAAATAGTGTACTGGCAATCGAAATATTTAAAACTAAAAAAGTAGAAAAGGAAGAAGAACATGACAGATTCAGATAAAGAAGTATTGTATGCATGGGAAAGAGATAGAATTTTCTCAGAAGATTATAAAGGGACGTTTGATTCAATTAAAGAATGCATTGAGGATGCTAAATCAGAAGGATTTAAGCATGGACAAATGATTTACATCGGGAAATGTATAGAACCAGATATTAGTTGCGGAGTGTGGTTTGACAGAGTGTTAGAAGATGTACAAGATGCAATGTATTCTGACTATGGAGATAATGCAGAAGATTGGGATTTGTCCGTAGGAGATATAGAAGAAAGACAAGAAATATATGATAAATACGAGAAAAAATTAACAGATCTAGTAGAAGACTATATTAAAGAGATTGGAGCAAAACCTAATTTTTACGATGTTGTAGATATAAAGCCTATTATTATTGAATAAAAGGAGTGATACATTCAACAAGTTGCTTGCTGCAAGCCAAGAAAAAAATGAAGCATCCGGTTGATCTCTGTCCGTAGTAACAAACAACCTAAGATTGTTGTTAAAAAAGTCGCAGTAATAGTCGTGGTAGTTGTGGGTTTCGGGATGATCTTAAGCGACAGGACGTAAAAAGATGATCACATATGCGGACAGAGATCAGCCGGACGGACTGAATTATATATAGGAGGGATGAGTTATGACAAGATAAGGAAATTGAGCAAAATTAAGATCGAATGTTAGGAGACAAAATGAACGATTTATTAATAAAAGTACTTATTACAGTAATGGTAATAGATGCAGGAATGCACTTTTATAATGATTACAAAAAGAATACATACCAAAGCCTAAAGTTTTTAATATTAACGGTATTAATGGCAGTTTCGGTTGGAGAAGCATTAACAAAACAAGAAATAGATAAT